ATCCGGAGTTTTCGATTAGCTTTACCGCCACCAAGAACTCTGTACACTCCCTTGCGGGTGGTCTGAGGCTCCTTGAATTGGAATATATGATGATGCAAGTGCCCTACGGCTCACCTTGTTATGACATCGGCGGTAACTATACGCAGCACTTGTTCAAAGGTAGATCATGTGCATTGCTGCAATCCGTGCCTAGATCTTAAAGATGTTGCGAGGAATGTGATGTACAACGATATGATTACGCAACATGTACAGAGGCACAAGGGTTCTGGCGGGTGCAGACCTCTTCCAACTTTCCAGATAGATGCATTCAGGAGGTACGATAGTTCCCCCTGTGCGGTCACCTGTTCAGACGTTTTCCAAGAGTGTTCCTATGATTTTGGGAGTGGTAGGGATAATCATGCAGTCTCGTTGCATTCAATCTATGATATCCCTTATTCTTCGATCGGACCTGCTCTTCATAGGAAGAATGTGCGAGTTTGTTATGCAGCCTTTCATTTCTCGGAGGCATTGCTTTTAGGTTCACCTGTAGGTAATTTGAATAGTATTGGGGCTCAGTTTAGGGTCGATGGTGATGATGTGCATTTTCTCTTTAGTGAAGAGTCTACTTTGCATTATACTCATAGTTTAGAAAATATCAAGTTAATCGTGATGCGTACTTACTTTCCTGCTGATGATAGGTTTGTGTATATTAAGGAGTTCATGGTTAAGCGTGTGGATACTTTTTTCTTTAGGTTGGTCAGAGCAGATACACATATGCTTCATAGGTCTGTGGGGCACTATTCGAAATCGAAATCTGAGTACTTTGCGCTGAATACCCCTCCGATCTTCCAAGATAAAGCCACGTTTTCTGTGTGGTTTCCTGAAGCGAAGCGCAAGGTGTTGATACCCAAGTTTGAACTTTCGAGATTTCTTTCTGGGAACGTGAAAATCTCTAGGATGCTTGTCGATGCTGATTTCGTCCATACCATTATTAATCACATTAGCACGTACGATAACAAGGCCTTAGTGTGGAAGAATGTTCAGTCCTTTGTGGAATCCATACGCTCAAGAGTAATTGTAAACGGAGTTTCCGTGAAATCTGAGTGGAACGTACCGGTTGATCAGCTCACTGATATCTCGTTCTCGATATTCCTTCTCGTGAAGGTTAGGAAGGTACAGATCGAGTTAATGTCCGATAAAGTTGTAATCGAGGCGAGGGGTTTGCTTCGGAGGTTCGCAGACAGTCTTAAATCCGCCG